CCGGCACCATATCGGGAGCCACAATCCAGACAGAGGCACCCAAGGCTATCTATGCGTTGCCTCCGGTGGCAAACACCAAGAGCATTGACTTTGACGGAACTAATGACCACTTGGTGACACAGGTGGACGATACGTTGCAACCGAACAACGAGAGCAGGTATTATAGTTGGTGGTATAAGTCACCGTCTTCCGCAGGGACAAAAGAGACTGTGTTCAGTCACGGAGCAGAGAACAGAGGAATGTTTGCCTTTGACTGGAACAGTAACAGAAATTTGCTCTACATGGCTTCAAGCGTCTTGAGATACTGGAATAGTAACTCCAAATCTAGCGACAACGCATGGCACCACTGGGTCGTTAAGATTGTCGCAAATGACATAACGGCGTGCGAACTATGGTGTGATGGAGAGAAACAGACTGTTAACGCTACGACGAACAGTGGCTCGATGAATACTTACACCAGTGGAATAACTATTGGAGCAGGATTGGATAATAGTCGGTATCTGGAAGGAAGCATCGATGAATTCTCCATCCATGAGGAACTCGACGAGGAAGCCATTCGTGCCCTATTTAATCGAGGACGCCCTATAGACATCTCTAAGTCTCAAGGAGCATACGATTTGAGCGACAAGGCGCTTCACTGGTGGCGCATGGGGGACGCGACAAGTCCTGCTGCTGACGGCACCAACGATATAATCTTTCAGGGACTGGAAGCTGAAGACAGCGAGCTGCTTACTAATGGTGACTTTTCAGATGATTCTGTTCCTGACACTTGGAACGGGTCGGCAGCAGTGAACCTTGCAGGGTGGACAAGCGGGGGAGCGACTTTCACCGCTGATGCTCATTTTGTAATTACTGACGGCAAGTGCAGGTTAATCTCTGATGGCACCAACACTGTCATCAATTCAGGAACGACCGTTGCAGGAAAAACGTATCGGTATTCCATCGATTTAACAGATGTCACTTCTGGGGGACTAACGCTCATTGGTGGTGGTCAAGTCCTTGAGGCAAACGCAACGTCACCGGGAACTTACACCGGCTTCTATACCGCAACATCTGCTACTAGCGCGATATCGATTAATCGGCAATCAGGCGTTACAGATTTCACCGTAGACAACGTGTCCGTCAAGCAGGTCCGTGGGCAATACATCGGAGCAGAGCTGGTGAAGGCAGACGGTGATTTATATAAGGCAGCTACTTGGACAACATACGGAGGCAATGTTGAAACCTTTCCGAATGGCACTGCCGCAAGGTTTGACAGACCTAGCACCGGAGGAGACACAAGAGGAGGATATGTTAGCCTAAACAGCAGTGAAGCTCTCACTTCCAATTTAGAAACCGGATGCGTATATAAACTCCAATTTGATTTCCTTACAGACGATTCTGATGCTTTCCCTCGTTACTACGATGGCAGTAGCTACACTAATCTTTCTGCCGGAAGCGGACTGAAGGTTCATTATTTCGCGTTTAGCGGGTCTGGCTTTATTAATGTTGATGACCTGACTGCCGACAAATTCGTCCAATTCTCTAATCTAAGCCTGACCAAGGTCGGAGGCGCAGCAGTCCTTACCAATATGGACAGCGCCAGCGACATACAAACAGATACCCCTTATTAACAAGATGAGTTACGAAAATAGAAAGTGGGTCGTGATGACCCTTGAAGCAATCAACGCCGGAGACATCACTGAAGAACAGGTTGTCATCGACGAAGAAGGAGAAGAAACTACGGAGCAGGTAGTGGTCGGTAATACATTTATCGATGCCGCTATTGAAAGCTCGAAGCAGACTCTTAGGCTTTCCCTGACCCAACCAACAAAGACAATCCTCAAGTGGGACGGTGAAACCCCAGAGCCTTTTGAGGGCATGGACACCTTTACTCACGCAGAGATTCTTGCGGAGCTTGCTGGTGCCGATTGGACCTCTCAGGAAGACTTACCATAATACCAAATAACCAATGTATACAGGAACCGCTAAAAGCCTATACACTTCCCTTGAAGGACGGAGGGAGCAATACCTGGATAGGGCAAGACAAGCCTCAAGGCTGACACTTCCCTACATAATGCCGGATGCTGGCTTTGGCGCTTCATCAAGACTGGATACACCGTTTCAGGGTGTTGGGGCTAGAGGAGTAAATAACCTTGCCTCTAAACTTTTGTTAGCACTTCTGCCCCCTAACGCCCCCTTCTTTAGACTCAACGTAGACACCTATGGACTCCAACAAGAAGGAGCACCAGAGGAAGTAATCAGTCAGGTTGAGCAAGCCCTTCAGAAAGTTGAAGAGGCAACAATGGATGAGATCAGCAGGGAGACCTACAGGACTGGTCTGCACGAAGCACTAAAGCATCTCATAGTTACAGGCAATGCCCTTGTGTATCTACCAGACTCTGGCGGTATGCGTGTGTTCCACCTTGACCGGTTTGTGGTCGAGAGGGACTCAATGGGTAATGTTATCTACATAGCCACAAAAGAAAGCATGAGCTACGCAGCTCTCGATGACAACATGAAGGCTGTTGTTGATGTAGATGCAAAAGATCCTATGGCAGAGGTAGACCTGTATACTGCTGTGTGCCGCAAAGATAACAAGTGGCATGTCTTCCAAGACATCAATGGAAACCCCGTCGAAGGTTCTGAAGGAACTTACCCACTAGACCAAAACCCCTTCATACCTTTGCGGTTCAGCAGAATTGATGGAGAAGACTACGGCAGAGGATACGTTGAGGAATACCTCGGGGACCTCCAATCTCTTGAAAGTCTTACAAGAGCGATTGTTGAGGGCTCGGCTGCTGCCGCAAAGGTTCTATTTCTTGTGAATCCAAACGGAACCACAAGGGCCAGGACGTTGGCTGAAAGTCCTAACGGGACCATTACTCAAGGTAATGCAGCAGACGTTTCTGTTCTACAACTAAACAAGTTTAACGATTTCAGGGTGGCTCAGGAGACTATTGCTGCCATCAAAGACCGCCTCGGGCACAGCTTCTTGCTTACCAGTGGTGTTGTAAGGAATGCGGAAAGGGTCACAGCAGAGGAGATAAGGATGCTTAGTATGGAGCTTGAGAGTTCCCTTGGTGGTCTTTACTCACTTTTGTCTACTGAACTCCAGCTTCCACTTGTGAATAGGTTGCTTTCTAGTCTGACAAAGAAAAAGAAGCTACCCAAGCTACCAAAGGACATTGCTACCCCTGTGATTATTACTGGTGTTGAAGCACTAGGCAGAGGTAACGACCTCCAGAAACTTGATTTGTTTCTCGCTGGCGCTGCTCAAGTAGTAGGACCAGAAGCCGTTGCTCAGTATGTCAATGTAGGTGAATACTTCAATAGAAGAGCCACAGCATTGGGTATCAAGACGGCTGCTCTAATCAAATCACAACAAGAACTCCAAATGGAGATGCAGATGGCACAACAGGCCCAGCAAGAGCAAATGCTTGCAAAGATGGGACCAGCAGCTATCAAAGCAGTATCTGACAACACAATAGAAGAGCAGAGAAACCAACAACAACAACCTGAAGGATAAAAGACATGGCTGAAGCTAATAGAGTGGTAATCAACGAACCCACCGAAAACGAAGAGATCTCATTGGAGCAGCAAGCAGAGATGCAAGAAGAGGCTGCTAATACCAGCGAAGAACAACCAGCTACTGAGGAAAGACCTGAGTGGCTTGATGAGAAGTTTAACTCACCAGAAGATCTAGCTAAGGCATACACAGAGCTACAAAAGAAACTGTCTGAGCCAAAGGAAGAGACAAAAGAGGTAGCTAGTGAAGAGACACCACAAGATAATATTGACAGTGCTGATGTTGTTACCAAGGCCACCCTTGAGTTTGATGAAAAGGGAGAGCTGAGTGAGGACACCTTTGCAGCCCTAGAGAAAGCTGGATTGCCTAAAGATTATGTTGAGGCATACATTGCAGGACAACAGGCTCTGGTAGAGCGTAATGCGGTTGATCTCTACAACTCTATTGGTGGAGAAGAAGAGTATGACGGTATGATCCAGTGGGCAGGAGAGACCCTGACAGAAGGAGAAGTAGATACCTTTAACGAACTTGTCATCAATGGAACACCAGAGCAGCAAAAGCTGGCAATCAAAGGGCTCCATGCTCAATACAGAGGCTCTACTGGTTCTGGCCCAGCACTAAAGCAAGGGACCACAAGTGGTAACTCTGTGAAACCGTTTAGCTCCACAAAGGAACTTCAGAGAGCTATGAGTGATCGGAGATACCAAGAGGTTCCATCGTATCGTGAGGAAGTCGAAAGAAGGCTTTCTGTATCCAACATCCTATAATTACTGACATGAACTTTATTAATTACATCTTTGAAAACAAAGAGGACCTCATTGCCATTGTTGGCTCTGTGGTTGCTCTTGCCTCCCTTGTTGCAGCTCTTACGCCTACCCCTAAAGATGACAAATGGACGGGCAAAGCATACAAGATTGTAGACTGGCTGGCTCTTAACGTAGGCAAAGCCAAAGACAAACCAGCAGAGTGATCTCTTCTATTGTTAAGCTTCTAATTGCTTTTCCAAAACTTGCTGACCTGTTCTTTAAGGTCCAAGAGTCTTATGTCAAAAAGACTAAACTGGAGCGTCATAAGCGTTCTCACGATCTTATTGATGGCTGGGTGCGCGGCACCGATAAAGCCAACAAGGATACCGGAGTTCATCGAAAGGCTCCAAGTCCACGATTTTTCAGAGAGTGAACGAGTCACTATAGGAGAGATCCTTGACTACGTAAACGACCTAGAAAACGAATAAATCTTTTGTCTAATAAAGCTTAATCGCTAGTAGACCTATGCCCACTGAGGTGGATAACACAGGACGAACAAGATAAAGCCCAAGGACACCAACCAAACCAAACCAACAACCAACCAACCAAATCGAAAGGCTAATATATTATGGCTACTAACATCCCCTCGATTCCCGGTATAGCTGGAACTCCTACTGCAAGGGCGTTTACTGCTAACTCGGACAATGCGTTGTTCTTGAAGGTGTTTGCAGGTGAAATCCTGACGGCATTCAACGAGAACAACATTATGAAAGACCTGACTATGGTTCGCTCCATTAGTTCAGGTAAATCGGCAAGCTTCCCAGTAACGGGATCAGCAGAGGCTAAATACCACGAACCTGGTAAGTCTCTGATTACTGACAGCTACTTGTCACAAATCGCCCACAACGAGAAGCAAATCTTCATCGACAACCTTCTTGTGTCTTCCACGCTTATTGCTGAGATTGACGAGCTTCGTAACCACTACGATCTTCGTTCTATTTATTCCGCAGAGCTTGGTAAGGCGCTTGCTAAGGAGTGCGACTTGAACATCATTAAGACGTTTATTGCTGCTGCTCGCGCAAGTGCTGAAGTGCCCGGAAAAGCTGGAAGCAGAGTTGACGGTAACGACCTCACTACTACTAGTGCTATGGTGACTGCTTTGTTTGCTGTTGCTGAAACGCTTGACGGAAAAGACGTTCCATCTGATGGGCGTTTTGCTGTCATGGCACCTCAACAGTATTACAAGCTGCTTACAGGCGACAACACAGCAATTAACAAGGACACTTCCAGTGGCGGCGCTGACGCTGCTAAGGGTGTCGTAATGGAAGTTGCTGGGATTCGTATCTACAAGAGTAACCACATCTCAACTGTGGATGCGCTTGGTGATGTTGATACCGCTACTGGATCAAACGCCTCAAGCTCTGCGTTCGGTGTAAACAACGATCCTTTTGGTGCCGCAAGTAACAACGGATACAACGGAAACTTTAGCACTCTGTCTACGGCAGACAAAGGAACTGGCTTTATTGCTGGTCACGGATCAGCTGTAGGAACCGTTAAGCTTCTGGATCTCGCTACTGAAAGTGAATACCAGATTGAACGCCAAGCTACCCTCTTTGCAGCTAAGTATGCAATGGGTCACGGTGTGCTTCGTCCTGAGTGTGCTGTCGAGGTCTACACCTCCTAATCCCTCAGTTAATTAAACTTGGAGGCCCCCATAGGTTCAATCCCTGTGGGGGCTTCCCCTTTTTATATTTTAAATTTATGGCAACTCTCACAACTCAACTAGAGGCAGTCAACAGTATGCTAGGGCACATTGGAGAAGCTCCAGTGAACAGCATTGCAGACACCTCTACCCTCCCTGTTTCAGCTTCTACAGCTTTGTCAGTATTGGATGAAGTTAGTCGAGAGGTGCAAACCATGGGGTGGCATTTCAATACCACAAACAAATACACCCTGACTCCACTGGCTGATAATACTATTCAGCTCCCCTCAAACACACTGCACGTAGACACAACTGACGGCTCAAAGGATGTCGTTCAGCGTGGCCTAAAACTTTACGACCGCAAAAACAACACAAACGAATTCTCTAGTTCTCTTGATGTAACCATTACGTTTCTTCTGGACTGGGATGATCTACACGAACAAGCACGTAGATACATCACACTAAGGGCCTCAAGGATCTTCCAGACGCGCATGATGGGATCAAGAGAACTTGAAGCTTTGATTGCAAGGGACGAATTCATTGCAAAGTCACAACTCGAAGAAGTAGATTCCAGAGGAAGTGACAGGACAATCTTTGACAACTACGATGTCTATACAGGCATTGGTATCAATCGTAACTACGACATCTAATAAGATATGCCGCTAATCAACACTTCTGTTCCCAACCTAATCCAAGGGGTTAGCCAGCAGCCTGACACACTCAAGTATGACGGTCAGTGCAAGGAGCAGATAAACGCTTACTCGTCTGTAGCTGATGGACTGAAGAAGCGTCCAAATGCGAACCTTGTTAAGTATGACGCAACAGAGATTGGCGAAAACGCTTTTGTCCATACGATTAACAGAAGTGAGGCTGAGAAGTATTTGATGGTTATTACTCCCTCTACGTTGACTATTCACAACCTGACTGGGAGTGGGACCATGAGATACAACGATGGAAGCACAACTCCTATAGCTCTTTCTTCTACTGCTCCTTATTTAAAGACAACTAACCCTAGAAAGGACCTCAAGGCGCTTACTGTTGGAGACAATACCTGGATTGTAAACAAGACGGTTACTACTCAGATGAGCCAAGTGGCTGCTGATATATCTGCTGAAGTAAATGAGAACGAAGCTTTGGTATTTGTTAAGCAAGCTGGGTATGACAAAACTTATGAGGTGTCTGTTTTAGATGGGGGAACAAATCATATAGCTACAGCTACAACAATAAGCACAGCAGGTGATTCTTCTGGAGTATTAATTGATTCTGCTGTTATTGCGGCTGATTTAGCAGGTGATTTTGGAGGTTCTATTACAGCTACAACACAAGGCTCTACAATCAAACTTGTTAAAGATTCTACATCAGACTTTAACATCAAAACAAAAGACGGATTTGCAGACAAAGGACTTGGTGTGGTCTACAAAGAAGTAGCGGACATCACTGACCTTCCTGTCGTAGCTCCACATGGGTTCCGTGTAAAAGTTCGTGGGGACGCAGAGCTTGATGAAGACGATTACTATTTGAATTTTAGGACTAACGAAATCCTCAACAATGGAGAGATGGGGCGCGGTGGTTGGGTTGAAGATGTAGGATTTAACGTCCCTAACGCGCTTGACGCAGCTAACATGCCATACAATTTGGAGTCACGGAATTTAAACAGATTTCAACTGGAAACTACTAAGTGGAGAGCAAGACTAGCAGGGGACCGAACATCAAACCCTGATCCATCTTTTATTGGCAGCCCAATCAACAACTTGTTTTTCTACAAGAATCGTCTTGGATTCCTGTCAGCAGACAAGGTGGTTATGAGTGAAGCAGGTGAGTATTTTAACCTGTTTAGAACCACAGTAACTAACCTGTTGGACTCAGATCCGATTGACATTGGAGTAGCTACTACAAACGTAACTAACCTAGAGTCAGCAGAAGCGTTTCAAGAGAACCTTATTTTGTTCAGTAACAGAGGACAGTTTGTGCTCAAAGGGGGCGACCTATTGACTCCCTCCACAGTATCAGTAAACCCAATTACTAACTACGATCAAGCCACAGGAATCAACCCGATCTCCCTTGGTTCCTACATTTACTTTCCGTTTACCCGTGGCAACTTCTCAGGAATCAGAGAGTTTGCTGTAAGTGCTACCGGTGACACCTACACGGCTGAAGAAGTCACAAATCATATCCCAAGCTACATCCCAAAGAATGTCATTGATGTGGCTGGCTCATCTACTGAGGACGTTATTGCGGTTCTCAGCAGTGAGACAAAAGACACCCTGTATATCTACAAGTATTTCTGGAGTGGTAATCAAAAGATCCTGAGTGCGTGGAGTAAGTTTACTCTGCAAGGGTGTGAGATCAGAGGTATTGATTTTATTGACTCAACGCTCTACATCGCAACAGACAGGTATTTTGGAACAAGCTATTCTCCTAGATATATTTATGGTAATCCTGACATTCAAGGGGCTACACCGTTACTTGGTAAGGACTTTATGATCTTGGGGATGACGTTTACTTCTGGTCTTCCTGACGAAGAGAATCTTAGTGACGGATCAAACCTTGGCTTTATGACTCACCTTGACTTTAGGGTAGCTAAGAAGATTAGAGCTAATCAAACACAACTTACTGCTGTAGATGACGCATCTGATACACACCTTGATTACCTTCCTTTTGAGGCCACTGACTTTAATGGCAACAGCTTTAATTCAACAGGAGCAAGGCTCAAGGTAATCGACAGGGCTACAGGTATGGAGATTCCATACACAAGAGGTAAAATCACTGTCAACAATGTTGATTACATTACCAACTCAAACCAGCTTGTTTTTGAATCACAAACAACAGACAGAGACGTATTTGTAGGTGTCGAGTATGACATGCAATACACGTTCTCTGAGCAGCTTTTCAAAGTGGCATCCGGTAAAGGCAAGTCAGCCACTGGATACACAAAGAATAAAATAAAGAATGGAAATGTGTTCTTTGATGACTCAGCCTTCTTCCAAGTGAAGGTGACACCAGAGAGACGCGCAACGTATACAAACGAGTTCACAACACAAGCTGTTGATGCATCTGATGTAGACCGAGTTAATCTTGATTCAGGGACGTTTAGTTTCCCTGTGTTTACCAAGCCAGAGAACACAACAATAACCATCGAGAACGGAACACCATACCCAAGCACACTTCAAGGAGCTGAGTTTGAGTCCTTTGTCCACTCTCGATCAAACAGGTATGGATAACTCTGTCCTGCATCATTACAAAACAGCTAAAATATGTAGGGCTGAAGAGGCCCACGTAGACCCAATAGTCCAAGATATGAGGGCTATGGATGCGCTAGAAGTAAAATGTGTTGGGTCTACACCCAAGGATGCGCTTCTCGCGGGCTTAAATAACGACTTATACACGTTCTCAGTGCTCGACCTAGAGGACAATCCACTAGCCATGTTTGGCTCAGGGGGCCTTGAGGGAGGACCTGGATACGTGTGGTTACTCGCTTCTGACCGCTTTAAGTTAGCCAGAAAAGAGTTCGTTAAGGTCTCTAGGCTCTGGGTCAATACGATCATCAAACCATTTACCTTCTGCGGTAACGTAGTTCACAAGGACAACGAGCAAGCTATTCGTTGGCTCAAGTTCTGTGGAGCTACATTCATTAAAGAACTTCAACTAGACAACCAACCCTTCTACGAGTTTGTCATCATTAACAAATCAATATAGATCATGTGTGCCCCAATCGCCTTCGCCCTTGTTTCCGCTGGTATGTCCTACATAGGGCAACGCCAAGCGGCATCAGCACAAGAAAGAGCACAAGCAAATGCCACGGAGCTTGAACAGCAGCGGTTCTTAGACCAAGCAAACTCCGCTAGAGTGCAACAGGCACAAGCAAATATAGCGTCAGCACAAAGGATTAGATCAGCAAGCCTTCAGGCAGAGCAAGCTAGATCGAGAGCTAAAGTAGCTGCTGGTGAAGCAGGGGTCACAGGTCTTAGTGTTAATGCTCTTGTTGATGACATGACAAGAAGGGAAGCACAGTTCAGGTTCTCTGAAAACCAAAGGCAAGCCATGAGCGACACAAATCTAGCTCTGTCTATGAACGATGCAGCTATGAGAAGCCGTATGAACTTGCTTGGAATTAACCAACCAATTCAGCAGCCTGATCTTTTAGGATCACTGATGACAGGACTACAAGTTGGCACCTCGATGCAGTCAGTTGCTCAAAATTGGGGGTCTGGAGGAGTTGACGTTTCAAATGCTGGCAGAGCTATACCTGTTGTGGGTCGTTCAGTTCCTGTAAGAGACGTTACGTCACCAATGACGCCTACGTTTACAAATGTAACTCCCGGTTTGCCTTCAGGCACAGGATTCATAGACCCCTCACTTCTTCCACCTTTATAATTTAAGTAACAAACATGGCTAAGAAACCAAGAACTCAAGTTGACTACAATCCAGGTCAAGCAAGCCTTCAAGGGGGCGTAGGGGCTTCAGAAGGAAACTACAGAGTAGCTGTAGCGCCTACACCAAAGACTAATGCTGCCCTCCAGTTTGCCTCGTTTATTAATCAGATTCCTAACGTAGCTGGTCAATACACCAATTACATCGAAGCTATTGGTCAAGAAAAGCTGGCGATGATGACCGAGGATGAGCTTGAACAAGAGCTTGCAGGAGGAGACAAAGAAACCCTGAACATCCTTAAATACAACAAGGCATACAACTACGGGCTGGTTGAGAAGAACTTTAAGAGGAACGTAGAGGCATACCAAAAGCGGTTTAATGACATGGCGGGCATGATCGAAAACTATGCTGACAATGATACTTTTCTTGCTGCTATGGATGACGAAGCGGCGGCTATTGGTTCAGAGTTTCTTGCAAAGACAGCTAACGAATACCAAAGAAAAGCAGGAGAGGCTTTGTTGTTTAACACATTGCCAACTCTTAGAGCTAAATCATTAGAGAAATATCAGGCATATAAGCAAGACGCTACTATTCAAAATATACAGTCTACTATCCATGACGAAGTATTGATGAATAAAGGCAATCTACCAGCAGGAGAGCTTCTTAATTTTGGGCTACGTAAGTTTAAAAACTCGCTATCTTTTCCAGACTTAACTCCCACAGATAAATCAAGATTAATGGAGCAGTTTGTTTATGGACTTGTTTCTCGATACGAAGCGATTGGAGGAGAAGGAGATGCTGTGGATGTTTTAGACGCTGCTTCAGTATTTGAGATTTATCCAGGAGCAAAACTTGGTTCTATTGGCGACAACGCTACGCAGTTTGAAAGGCTTAAAGCTAGCTTGTTAGAAGTAGATACTGAGAAAGGAGAAACACAGGCACAAAATAGAAGTCGCGTATCTAACTCTGCAAAAACAGCATATAGAACACTGCATATTGGCGAAGTGGATAAAGAAGGTATTGCTGTAGATATGGATACTCTTGTTGATACTGTCGCTACACATGAAAACGAAGAGTGGAAACAAGCAGCATTGCAGCAGTTAATGGAACAAATTGATTTAACTAATCCTAGCGTTACCGAAAGAAGCGGTAGTTTAGCTAACGGGTTAAGACTTCTTAAAGGATCTACTGAAAACGAAAGAACAAGAGACTTGCTGGACGCAGCCGTAGGGGAAGTAGAACCAGCGCAGGATCTGTATATGAGAAAAACTATCTTAGATCCTGCTGGCAAAGAGCAACTACAAGAAGTTGTTACTGCTTATGTATCTAACGATCCTTTTGCTCCTATACCGGATAAAATGCGAGTGGGAGATAAAGAAGTTGCAGGAGGAAGCGCACAAGCAATCAAAGCTTTTAAAGAAGCTAGAAAAGAACTTCCTTGGCTTGTTGCCGATAAACCTTCAGATCCTCTTCTGGCTTACTTTAAAAAGTTAGCGGATACAGTAGATGGAGATGTGTTTGATGATTTTACCCCTGTTATTGAATCTAGAGTAACAAATCATCTTAGATCAGTAGAAACAAACAACAAGGCGTGGGCTAAGGCAGAGGGAAATATTGAGGCATACAAAGCCCAATTAGATGTTAGCACTAAGGAGTTTCTTGAAGGCCAAAAGCGGGAATACATATTAGACCAAAAACTTGATGACTTAAAAAAGAGGCAAGAAAAAGATGTAGGGGTTTGGGATGTAAATGATTCTGATTTCTTAAAACTTGAAGATGAAATTAGAGAAGCGGTATCAAGCGATGATGGTCCGTTTAAAACTGTTTCAGAATTTTTGTTTGGAGGTGATGCGGTTGAAGGTTTTGAAAGTCTTAAAGAAGAGTTTAATGGGAGCGCATCGCAGATAAAAGAAGACAGAAAAAAGTTACTAAAGGTTTACAAAGAAGCTAAAGGAAAAGACGAAGATATATCTATTAAAGCTTTAGCCTATAGCGTTCAAAAGTTTGGTTTTAATTCGTTACTAGACTTTGACCAAGATATTCTAGGAGAGCTTAGAAGAAGCGGAGACAAAGGAGAAAACTACCCTGTAATTTATATTAGTAAAGTTCCTATTGGAGACTCCTTTAAAGGAGAACTTTTTGCAGCTTTGCAATATGCAACAGGAATATCAAAAGACGCTAAATTTAAAAAAGCTTACGAACTTGTTGTAGAGCATTTGTCATCGGATAAAGCTGAAGAAATTCAGTGGTGGATAGACACACTTAAAAATAATTAAATGCCTGAAGAATCAATTTTTACACCGGAAGAGCAGGAAAAGCTTTTACAGCAAGGAGGTTTTAACACAGGGGACAAAAAGCCTGTTACAGAGAAGGCTAGAACCACTGATGAAGTTACTATTCAAGATGCAGAACGAAGGGATTATGGCCCTCCAACTTTAAACACACCTTCGTTTTACGAGTTTCACGGAATTAACGACCCCGAGTCTTCCAAAAGAGAAGACCAGATAGCTGACGATGTTGCTTTTTGGGTAAACAAGGCGCTTGAGGAACAGGAAAACGAATTAGACATCCCAGACAACGACTTTATTAAAGAGCACGTTGTTCCTATGACTTATCGGATAGGAGCACCTCTTGCTTATCCTGCTGCTGTTGCTGGTGCAGCTAATGCCGCTAAGTGGACGAGAAGAATGAAGTATATCAAAGCTGGTAAACTTCTAACACGAACAGCAGGTAAAGCTCCTACTCCTTGGACGCTTGCTGGTTTTGTAGCTGGTGAGGCTGCGTTTGGAATAGCTGGTGAGTATGTTGCACAAAAACATCTTATAGCTAACGAATACCAAGACGAAATACAACCTGGACATCTTATTTCAGCGGGGATTGTAAACAGTTATACTTTAAGTGGTGTCACAAAAATAGGAACAACTTTAAAGCCTTGGGCGCAGAATGCTTTTCAAGGAACTAAGATGCACAAATGGGGAAAGGCTTTGGATTCTCCTGTAGTTACTTATGGTGGTTACGCCTTGAGAGGGGGAACTGTAGGAGCGGTGTCTTCTTCTATTGACCAGTCTTACCAAATTCTTACTGACGAAGAGAAGAAATTCCTTGGAGATTGGAATTGGGAATACTTTGGTAAAGCAGCAGCAGCGGGTATGGGAGTTGATCCTCTATTAAACCTGTCAGGAAGAGCTGTAAAACGAGCGGCTACTTCTAAGATAGTAAGAAACTCTAAGACTTTTAAAAAGGGAGCAGAGCTACACAACAAGGTAGTAAACAAGGCTAGAGAAAAGGAACTTAAAGCCATTGAAAAGGCTTTGGGTGTTATGGATAAGAAGATTGAAGGTTTTGAAAAAGAGCTAAATGTAACTATGTCTAAAGGCGGCGTGGACGCTGCTAAATTTCGTAATGAAATTCAAAGAAAATGGTTAGAAGCTACGGGACAAAAAAGAAAGCTTAATGAACACTTAGATGATGCAAGAGAAATTTATCAACAAACTTTTTTTCGTTTGCGGGAGATGGAAGAGTTTGCGGTAAAAAAGATAAACGAAGAAACATACGCATCTTTTATAAACAGACAGAAAAGGGTTGCAAAATTTTATGACATCAAAGGGTTTCCTGTTAAGCCTAATGTTCAAGGGGAGTTAATTTTATATAAGGTAGACGGGCAGGGGGCAAAGCTTGGACAAGTCACACTAAGCACACAAAGCCCAAAGCAGGGTAAAGCCGTTAGTGTTCGTATCCCTCAATCTCAACTAAAACTTTTAAATCAACTTGATAACGGTTCTGTAATTTTTACAGCACAGCAAAAACAATTTGAAACTGCACTTAATAAAACCCCTAAACTTTTAAAGTTTGTTTTAGAGGGAGAAAAAGCAGCTACAAAAACAAAACTTACTAAAGAAGATTTGGAGCAAACGACAGCAGTAGAAAGACTAATTAGGTCTAAAACCGCTGATGCTGTTATTGACCCAAAGCAGCACGCACAAGACGTTAAAGACCTTTTGACAATGGCTAGGTCAACGCTTGGTTCAGCGGGCGACGTTTCTGTTAAACAAGCTGAAATATACCAAAGGTGGTTTCCTTACGTTAAGCACCTTATTAAAAGACTTCCTGATATACAAACAGATCCCAAGGCAGTTGATGAAGTTCTAGTAATTCTGGAAAGAACAATGGAAATGGAAGCAGCTACAGGAGGATTAGATTTCAAGGTAGCAACGCAAATGCTTGCTATGAAAGAAAGAACTCCAAGGGAAATGATCGATTTTAGTAAAGAAACTACGGGAAGAACTATGGGGGAAAACACTCTAAGAAGGCAAAACGCATTACAAGAGCTTAAAGAAGCCGTTGAAGCTTTTAAAGTGACAAAAGAATTAAGTGGGGTGGAAAAAGCAGCAGAGGAAGTTGCGGGGACAAGCCGACAAATTCAAAGACAAAACAAAGCTATAGGAAAACAAAACAAAAAAGAGTTAAAAGATAAATGGAGGAATGTGCTGGCTAAGGTGATGGAGCTGCACAATGGAGCTAAAGGAGCCACTAATTTAAGCGCAACTGATAGGATAGTGGATGCAGTTCTTACTGCCAGAACATCAACGCTTTTGATGGCTCCTGATACCGTGCTATTGGGTCCAGTAACTTATGGTATTAATGGTCTTGTTGTTCAACCATTTAGACAAACGGGCAGAAATGTAGCTACGGCTTTCGGTTGGGGAGGGCCTTTAAAAGATGCAAGTCTGGGTCAAAAAATAGCTTATTCTTTAACAGACACTCCTATTAATTTAAGCAGAAACAATTTTTATTTGCAGAACCTTTTAGCTCTTACAGCAGACAAAACAGGATGGGCTAACGCATTGAACACGTTAAAAATGGGAGGAAGGTCTACACTGTTACCAAGATCTTCTGGGTATCTTGACGTAGTAGACACCTCAAAGTCACTAACTATGCGGGATATTATAAGGGGAAAAAGAGATATTAGAAGGCAAGAAAGCCCAGGTGTAGGGGGTTTTGTAATGAAACAAGCACCGGGATTTGTGGCAGATGAGATTAACTGGTTGTTAAAACAAACAGGATCAGTTATGGGGGCAGCAGATGAACCGTTGTTCTATGCACTGCACAGAGCTAATTTAGCTGCTGAAGGTCAACGTCAAGCTATTGTCAGCAAAATACCTAAAGTGCATAGAAATGCTTTTATTAAAGACTTTGTAGAACGTCAATTTCTTAGAGAAGGAAGTGGAGCAACAATAAACGAAGCGGCTGAAGGTATTCAATCAGCTAACCAAACTTTAAGAACTTTAGGAAGGGGACCTAAATACGGCACTGAAGGTGTGGATTATCGCTCTACAATGTGGGAGCGATTTGCATCTGGAGGAGGAGAGAAGATGTCTCTTGAAAAAGGTTTGGCACAAGCAGTCACTATGCGTGTTCTTTTCCCTGTTTTTGGTATTCCTGTCAGACTAGCAGGACAAAGTATGGATTTCTTGTTTGCTCCTGTTGGATCATCTATTGGTGTTCCTATTAGAAAAGGACTTGAAGCAACAGGAGTAGATCGGTTTGGTCCTTATAGAAAGGAACTGAATGCTTTAGATACAAAAATAAAAGTAGGTAATAAAGCTTTAGATGGTTTTAAAAGCAGGGGAGAAACAGAACAAGCTAGAAATATGGAACTAGCTTTATCGACCGCACGAAACTCATTAAACCGAACACACGCTCTTAGGGATCAAGAAGTAGCAGAAAACGCTGGTGCTGCTGTGCTGGCAGGTGGTGTGTTGTTACTTGCTTGGAAGCTGGCAGAAAACGGAGAGATGACAGGAACAGGTTCTTTTCTTACAGCAGAACAAAAAAAGAAATTACAATTTAAGTCATTTAGACAAGGGGGAGAATCCTATAAAATTGAAGGTGTTGACATAGCTACAGGCGAAGGAGGGCGCGACATCCGCTATTCAGACAGAATCAAAATGGCAATGGCTTTTACGGCTGATTTGAAGCTGTGGGTTGAAATGAAAGATGCAGGACTTCTTACAGAGGAAAACCCACAGGATTTTGATGAGTTTGTTGCTGGATGGCTTACTCCAGCTCTTCAAGAACAAAGCGTAGCCAATACGTTAAATGCTATAGCTGACATTGCTGTAGGATCACCTGATCAAAGAGAAGCAGCTACAAGAAGACTAGGGGCTAGTATGACTATGACTCCCGCTTTCTTTAGAAAATATCAGCAAGTAAATCAAAAGGTTTATCAGCAAGACATTACTGAAGGACCAATGATTAGCTCAACTTATAAATACGGAGCTGGGCTTGATACAAAGAACTACAAAAGAGATCTGTTTCACAGAAAAGTTGAGAAAGAATCTATTAGTCCTCTTGGTTTTTGGCTTAGGTCAGCCGCCAAACAAGCTACAAAAACTGATGCGCTTGAATCTATTGTAAGGAGAGATTCCTTGTTAAGAGATGGCGGCGGGTTAAGCAGACAAGGAGGAAGACAAACAATTCGACAGGCTACTCTTAAAGACTTTATCAAAAAGGACGGAGAAGAGACGTTGTTTCAAGTATATTCTGATTTAGTAAATACTGTTGAGCACCCTGATTACGGAGGAAAAACCCAAGAAGAAGTGCTCTTTGACTTAATAGACTCATCTGCTTGGCAAAAGAAATACAACGAAGGTTATTACACTAAACGAGAAGAAGATGAAGAAGGAAGACCTTTTAATGAAGGCATCCAAGAAATTAACAAGGTTAGAAGAGCTTTCTTAAACTTAGCAGAAGAAAAACTCCTAGATGAAGAAGAACTATTAGGAGGATCTTACATAAACAAAAAACAAGAAAACATATATCAATTCCTTTATAACCTTAGAGAAGAATAATCCCATCCCCCCCTTAACCCCTTAGAGAACAATACAATGGCTAACAGCTATCAAGAATACACATCTGGTCTTACAGGCACCAGCTTCACAGGCTTTAATGTTAAATTCATAAACCAAGGACACCTTAAAGTTGCTACGTCAACCAACAACGGAACCACTTACACCACAGGAGCCCTTACGGTAACAGTGAATGGAACTACGGCTACAACTAGCTCTGCACCTAGCACTGGTAGTGACGGCATTAACAAGATTAGAATCTATCGGTCTACGGGAACTGCTGAACTAGTAGACTTTCAAAGTGGCTCAAGGATTACCGAGAGCGACCTAGATACATCCTACAGGCACGCTGTCTATGCTGCACAAGAGGTCTTAGAGAACGCATCTGCAACTGCTTCAGGACTACAAGGACCTGCGGGGGCTACTGGGGTTAGTATTGACCAAATTACTACAAGTAAAGTTGGTTTAGATACTACGGTTACAATAAAACTAGATGACGCTGGAGATAGCACAGATAAATCTTTTGTTATTTCTGATGGAGCAGCAGGTGCAGCAGGTGCAGCAGGTGCTTTCTCAAACAGCTTTGAAAGCTCAATACAATCAATTCCAGCAGTAGACACAGACACAGGATTAGCTCATGGGTTAGCTGTTTCTCCTAAATTGTTTTTCGTAGTTCTTAAATGCACTAGCTCAGAACTTGGATATTCCGTAAACGATGAGGTTCAGTTGTTCTTTAATGCAACAGGAACCAACAACATAGCTGTTTGGGCTACATCTGCTAAGATAGAGTTTAGAAGAGAAAATGATATTTATGTTCTCGATAAGTCATCAGCTAGTGGAACATTGGCCACTATTAACA